CACGTCCTGATAGAGCGGTTACTGGCGGAGCTTGTAGTACTTTATCAACTAAGGCATTGACACTATTAAATGCTGTAGTAAATGCATCATATCCTATTTTACCTTGACCGACACTAGTAACACCTTCCCGACCAATTGGGGTACCAGTCACATCTAAACCTAATATACCAGCTCTAGAGGCTTTTACAATTTCTTGTTGATTTGTTATAGTCTGCAGCATTAAGCCAGCTTTTTGTATAGCAATCGATTCTTTAAGCAAATCTTCAGTGCTTCTAGTATCTACCGATTCTGAAAATGTTTTAAAGTCTTCAGGTGTAATCGCTCCAGCTTTTAACGCAGCAGCTGCTTTTGTTATAGCATCTGAACCTTCTAAATCGATAGTTAATCCTTTAGCAGAAGCTTTATCTAGTATTTTTTTCTTTTGTATTGCTGATGCAAGTTGAGCTTCATCCATTCCCAATAACTGAGACATCTGTTTACGAGCAAATAAATTGCTTTCTAGAGTCGCACCTTCTTGTTCAATTAATTGATTCATAGCCTCTGCTTGGGTAGCCATATCGCCTCGTAAAGCAGCTTCTCGTATTGTGTTTGTTAAACTCTTACCGTTTTCATCTACTAAACGACGGCCTGATAACAATTGATATTCTAATTCACTACCGATGCTAGATTCTATATCCAATAATCCATCAGCTGTACTTTTTACTTGCTCTAAACTAAATCCAAATTTCTTTGCTTTAATAACAGCTGCTTCTAATTGACCAGGAATTTTTCCATATTGTAAAGTAAGCTCTTCTGATGCACTGGCAATTTCTTCGGTAATCATTTTAAATGCGCCAACTGTACCATCTGTGTCAATCGAATTAGCTATAGCTTTAGTAGCTCGGAGCATTTCATCCCCACTTTGACCAAGTCCTTGTGCATATAGCGTATATTTATTTGCTTGCTCTTCAGTTAATCCTAAATTAGTTTGTAGAATTTGCTGCGTTTTAATCATTCCTTTGTAATACGATTCATCGGAACTAGCAACTTGTTTTAATGTTGGTAACAAGTTTTTTATCGCTCCTGCATATTTTCTTACATTGTCTTCGGATATTTTATACGTATGTGCTATAGCATCTAATTTAGAACCTAATTTTGCAGCTTGTGTAGCAGTTATTCCAAAAGATTCTTGTAAAGATTTATTTCGTTTTTCAAAATCTAATGCACCTTGCACAACAGATTGAAATTTTTCACCAATACCATCTATAACACTGCCTAAAAACTCATATCCAGTTGCTTCAGCTGCACCTTTATTAAGTTTATTAAGTGAGCTTAGTGCTTTTTGAGCCGATCCACCTAGTGTATTTGTAGCTGTAGTTAGTGCACTCCATGCATTAGAAATACTTAAAGCAGCTGGATCTGTTACTGCTCGACCATGCCTCGATTGTTGTTTTAAACGTGTTATAAGTTCAATATGATGGATCGGAATATGCATTTAATATAAATATTAACGATTAACTTTTTTATGGCCAGCTAACTTCATTTGAAATTCAATCATTTGTTGATCGTATTCCTGTTTTTCAGTTACTAGTTTATTGATTCTTTTAATCCAATGACGACGAATCATGATAGGCATATTGTAAAGCGTATTCCAGTCAAATCTACCATCACCATGCCAAAGCATGTTAAATAAGTTATCATGTAATGCAATTCGGTCTTCTGGTTTAAAACCAAAAAAGCTGTGGTCCGATGGGAAACCCTACTTTGAAGGTGCTCCCATCTTCACCTTCAACATCGATAATTAGATCAAGACCTGGATTATTTTCATTAATATATTTTCTGAACTTTTTAGCATCTGCTGATAAAAATTCATAACGTATAAAATTTTCAATATCTGTCATGCTTCTGCTAGAATTAACTTGCGTAATTACAGTTTTTAAAAATGATGATACCCCAGATTCGATATTGTTTTCTGTAGGAATTTTAAACTTTAAAACATATTGATCATTTACTTTATATTCAAACTCACCTAAGTCATCTGGTATTAAGTTAAATGGTTTAAGTTTTAAAGTACGTAAATCAAAAACCCGATCAATCTTATTTCCAGTTTTTGGATCGGTTACCTGTATTTCATATTCCGGGCCATAAGCTAATATACGAGCATTGATAATTAAACCAAATTTATCATCTGGTGCAATTTCTGAAACGCTTACTTGTGTTATTATAATGGATTCTAATAATTTATCAAAAACCACTCCGTTTTTAATGTATGATGAATTAGTTAGTATGTCTTCATCATATGCGGTCATGTATCTCATTTCTACTTGACCAGATCTTAGGATATGATTTTTTGGATAAATATTTCCCCCAGATGCTAAAGGTACAATTACCGATGGTAATGTTTTTTTTTGTTGTTGTTCGTACTGTTCTCGTGCTAAGTTAATAATGTGTTGATTATCAATACGATCTGTCATTTTACTCATTGCCGTTCCTTTATAACTTTATTATAAATATCAATGTGCATAAAAAATGGGAGCCGAAACTCCCATAAATTTAATCGTGTTATGAAGTTTAGAAACTTAAGAATGCCCAATCATATCGAAGTGTTAATTCAATAGTCAATACTTCCTCAGATCCCCAATCCAAAGTTCCGAAGTTCGAATCAGTAATATATGTTCCATTCAATTGCCATTCTTCAATTACTTCACCTAATGGAGAAAGTTGACGAAGTTTAACTTGTTTTTTATAAAACGTAGAATATCCATCTCGTCCAGTTGCTGATTCATGATGTAAACGAATCCATTCCATTACAGCTTGTGCCCCAGATGGTACTATTGCGTCATACAGAGATACTGAAATAGTATTCCATGATGATTTTCCTTTAACATATCTTTTAACATTGATATGATCTAATGCAATTTCTCCATTAGTAATTGTAGGCTTTGCAGCAGATTTTATTAAATATGCAGGAATACCACCAACTTCCATAATAAATTGATGAGCTTTTTTTGGTTCCCAAGTATATGCATTTGCCCAGAATGCAGATTCATCGCCAAAATCGGCTAACGCTGGGTTTACATTATCATTAAGTCCGGCCATTTGTTTGTATCCTTATTTTCTTATAAATATCTACAATGTAAAAAAGGTAGAACCTAAGTCCTACCTTTCTTTTAAATTATTAACTTAATTATTCAGGAAAAGTCGCTCCGGTAGGTTGAATATTGAAATCTAATATAATAAATTCAGCCGTACGGGTTGGTTGCAAGAATATCTGACCATACAATATATTCTGATCAATGATATCTGGAGTGTTATTTGTTTGATCCATAACAACACGGAACGCATATAATCCATTCTGTGCACGTACTGTTTCTAAATACGGATTCACAATCTGTGTAAATCTATCTCTAGTAGCAATAACATTTTGATCAAATACCAAATATCTTGTAGATGATGCAATAAATTTCTTAACCGTAATAAGTAAACGACGCACATTTACGCGATCTAATGCACTTGGTCGAGCCTGTAATGTCTTTTGACCCCAAATAACTACACCATCGTTAGGGAAGTTTGCAATAGGGTTAATACGAGCTTCATACAGTGTGTTACGATCAGCCTGTGATAAGTTTTGATACGTCAATGTAACTGAAGTCAATCCTCCTCGATTTAGACCTGCAGGCGCATACCATGGAGCTGCTACAGTATCGTTATAAACCAAGGCTCCTGCTACAACTGTGCTAGGTGGAACCCATAATGGAACATTAGTATCAGGTCGTATAATTTGAACCCATGGATAATATGTAGCAGTATAATTGTTATCAATCGATGTTACGGTGGAAACTGCAGTTGCAATGTTTTCTGTTAATGCATTTGAATCCATTACATAAAATGCATCTTGACGATTTGTTACTAAGTTCCTTGCCAAACTAGTTACAGCACCATGTTTGCTTTGCAATATACCCGGAGTAATAAGCAAATTAAAATCATAGTAATCTGTGTTCGATAACAATGTAAATGCTTTGTTATAT